AGATCATCGATATAAAGCCCCGTTGATGGTTCAACCTGATTGCAATCTCTTAATCCAAGTAACGATTCAATGCACATCTGATGGTTATTTTTTTACAAAGATAAAAAAAGGGAGGCATAAAGCCCCCCCCTCTTATTCGGTTGATAGATAATCAACTCCGTCTTGGGTTAACAAATCCTGATCGTCTTGCGTGATCAAGGCTGTTAACCCGATTACGGGTTTACGATTGTAACGCAGTTTACGTAGTTCACACCTGAGAACTTATCGCCTGCCTCGTAGATGTCAGTTGGAAGCGTTACGATCTTGCCCGTTGTAGTCAATACAATAGACAAGTTACCGCAATCATCCTTCATCGTAAGATCACATGGCACTCCCGCAGGGGTGAACACCAAAGTCTTAGAGTAGTTTGATCCTGCCGTTGGAGTGATGCCAGTGTTCCAATCTGCCAAGTTGAATGACAACCACTGGATCGCTCCTGCTGTTGTAACCAACGCTTTAGATTGAGATCCTTGTGCAGCAGCCAAGCGAGAATCGTAAGCGAATCCGAAGCCGTTTTGCTGAGTAATAGCCAATAGATCGATGCCGTACTGAGTGCAGCATCCCGCAGCCATCGCATTAGCGTAACGCTGCATAGCAGCACCACCGAAAGCAACTGGAGCAGCAGGATAGTTCGCCATTCTTGTCGCTTGCTGAATGTCAGCGATAGCAAAAGCATTAGGCTCATTTGCTCCGTTCATTGTAGCTACTTGCAAACAATCGCTAGATACAGTGTAGAAACCTTCTACATCAGTACCCCAATTACCGATCTCAGCAACCGCTTGAACAGCAGCAGCAGAAGCAACCTTGCGATCAATTACATCCATCAAACGCATAACGCTTTCAAGAACATAACGGCTGTTCTCTTGACAATGACGAGCAATGTCAGCAGCATTGATTCGTTGAGAAGCAACATACGTATCAGTAACATCAACTGTGTAAGTCGTTGTTGAATCACCGTATGTGTTAGTAGATGTACAAGTAAGGATATCTGCTCCCTCTTCTACTTCTGTTTCTGGCAAACGCTGAATCCAACGTGCTTGAACAGTCTTTAACTTACCGTTGCCAGGAGCAACTTCAGTGCGGATTAATTTTGAGTTTTCAGGTGAAAGCAAGAACTCCAAAAAAGGAAGTTGCTCACGCTGACCTACCTCAATGAATAGTTCGCCCAATGACATTTGCACATTAGGGCATTCAGATAGTATTCTTGAAATTGACATGATGATTTGAATTGTGTAGTTAGCAGCGATTAATAGGCTTGCTGCATTCGCCTACATTGCCATTATAAGTGATGGCTCACTACATCATCATAGTGCCACAAAGATAGTGATTATTATTAAAAATAAAAAGGGAGCGAGCATTGCTGCCACTCCCCTTTATTTGTCTAACCTAAAACGACTGAGTTACAAAGATATTAAGGTAGATCGATTCTGCCAAAAAAAGGTTTGTCGCTCACTGACCGCTTGCCCTCACAACTCCACAACTGCCTCGCCCACCAATTAGCCGATCCTCTCGGAGATGGGATGCCATTGCTGCGAGCGCAGTATGAATTCCCTGCATCAGTGCCGGGATTGATTCGATAACCTTCCGCACCAAAATGGATCTCGTTACCTTCATCATCTACCGCCTTATATTTCTTACCGGAACGATCAGAGGATGTAACATTGAAACCTTCATACATTGGCATGGCAGATCGTTTTTATTTTGTGTAGAATCTTGGATTGATACCTCTCATCTTTTTATCTGACTGAGGTTCGAGTTGTGGAATCACAGCACCTTGCCTTACCACTCGCTGCCCTGCTGATGGGTTCTTCATTATGATCCCTGCCGCTGCTGCTTCCTGCAATAGCACATCAGACAAGTTCAAGAATGATCCTGCTTTGTCTTTGCTCTTCAATCGCTCTCCGCTTGTCTTGTCTTTAACGATCATTGCCCCATCCTCTTCGATGTCGATTGCATACTTCTCGCCAATGGTAGCCTTGAATCCTTTGATAGTGTATTCATTCACAGTTGGATCAAGCTTGATGGCAGATAACTCACGCTCGAAGGTATTGCTGATCTTGGCTTGCTTCTGCTCCTCTACCACCTTAATCTTGAATTGATCGAACTGGTTGATCGCTTCTTGTCTTGCTGTGTCGATCTCAGTGAGTTTCTTTTCAAGTGTCTTGTGCTTCTTTTCCCATTCCTTCACAAGTTCATCCGATCCCGTTTGAGATGCTCGTTGCTGCCACTCCTCCTGCTGCTTCTCATAGTTCTCTCTTGCCCGATCTGCTGCTTGGCGGATCACATCCTGCGCTTTCTTGTCTTTGAAATCATCCTCAGTCAATAAAACTCCGAACGGTTCAAAGGCTCGTTTGGCTGCTTGATGGATCGTGCCGTTGATCTTGCCGATCTTATCATTCAACTCCTTAGAGTTAACCCATTGATCTTGGAATTTATCCTTCGCTTCTTCGAGGTTTTCTGCTTCGCTTAGGTTTAGGAAGTTCACTAATTCCAGTGCTTCCTCTGCTTTCATTGCCATATAAATTAGGTGTTTCTATTGGTTTCAATTTGCACTCTCTACCGCCTTTCTTAATAAGGTAGTCAGCAACCAATTCAGTCGCATGCACTATACTACCATCGGCAAGTATTATGAATTTCATTCTCCCACAAAGATAGCAATTATTTGATTCTGCAATCAGTCGATGAAGCCTTCAGCCCTCGCTCTTGCCTTGACTGATTCTGGAACTTTACGATCAGGGATAGGAATGAGATAGTGCCTGCAATTCCAACCACCAACAAAAGTGAAGATTGACTTGCTATCAGTGCCATCGATTCGCCCTGCCCAAGTGCCATCTCTAATATCATTCAAGCCTCCGCTATTCTTGCCATCGCCCCAAGCCTCGATCTCGCCACGATGGTAGATACCATTCTCCCGATGAGCGCAGAAAGGTCTTGTCGTGTCGATCTCACCTCCTAAGTATTCAAACCACTCAACCCCTAACTCCTGATTGATGGCTGCGGAATATGATCGATCTGCCACCGCCTGCGCTGTTGTTGCAGTGGTCTTGATGTTAGCCAATAACCGCCCATCGTTTGCCTCTGTTCCTATCACAATTCCTTCCAATGCCACCACTGCTTCTCTTAGTGGGGCACGAGCAGCGATGTTGGTTGTTAGCTGTTCCAAGAATGGTTGAGTAAATCTCTGATCCAAGCCACTCCCATAAAAGGCATTGATGGCATTCTGCTTTGATATTCTTAGTAGTTGCTTCTGTGCTTCTGTTGGCTCGAATGCCGATTCAAAAGTCTGAGCAATTTCATTTGTCAAAACCACGCCCTTGTCGATGGAATCTAAAAAGGCTTTCACTGCCTGCCGATAATCATCACCCCCCAGAACAATGCGAAGTTGATCTGCTATCGTACCGATTCGCCTGATGTTATTCTCCGTCTGTTCGATGTTACCATTAGCATCCACATCCATCTCATCAAGCAAAGGGCGGATAGTACGCCACGCCTCTGCCTGAGTTTTAACGGCTGCCGTTGCAAGCCTCTCAGGGGTTTGCTCGAACAGTTTAATCTTCTGCTTTACAAGTTCATCAAACGATGCCATTCAATAGGTCTTGCTGTGCTTGTTGGATAGGATCTAAAGTCTCAGCGATCTTCGCTGCTGCCAAGTTACGCAGTGCAATCACTTGCTCATTCATTGGTAGATCAGTGAACTTCTGAACATCGCCCGTAGGTATGAACTCCCTGATCAACTCCATCACTAACTGAGGTGCTGAATGGTGAAGTACATCCTGCCACTTCTCAACCGTTCCATTTGCCACCCTTGCCACGATGTCGGCACTACTCATTAGCAGTAACTCATCGGCATTGATGATAAGATCGTAGATTGCACTGGTTTCTTCATCAGTATAATGGATCGCTCGGATGTAGTTGTAAACATTAGAGAAGGTAATCGATGGCGGTACTCCTGCTTTCACACCTTCGCTGATCACTGCCAAGTAATCTGATGGGGTGCTGATGTCGAATGATGTTGGATAGACAAGATTAACACCTCCAAAGTTTTCACCGTAGCGCATCTTGCCCATTGTTACAAGGCAAAACTCATACAAAGTGAATATCTGATCGGAGATAGGCTTGATGAAAGCATACAATGATCTTAGCTTGTTAAGTGATCCCGTTGCAGTAGAAGCCTCGCCAATCGTTCCTGATTCATCTGATGATGGTAGGTGCAATATCCTTCTCGACTTAGCCATCTGTTGCTCGATCTCAGTGCGCAGGAAGTTGAGCGTGTCCATTGGCGGTGATACAAACTTTAAGTATTCGCCACTTAAAGAACTATCGCCATCGCTCAATGAAGTCTTAGGCTTAATAAGTAGCATACCGGTAGGAGAGAATCTCGACTTAACTCCCGATCCTGAGCAACTGCCACAAGTGCGATAGCCTCCATTGATTGCATCGAAGATCTGACCGTCTTGGCATTTGTTACCTTCCCGATCAATAAACTCGCAGATCTCGCCTAATGCAACCATAAACGGGAACGCTGATGTTGCCTTGCTGATTTGCAAGTACGATTCATCAAGCACCACCTGATCCAACAAAGGCACTGCGGTGATAAATGGAGATTGAAAGGCAATGCTGTTGCCGATCATCTGCGGTGTACCTTCCAACTTATGACATGGCACATAGCCAAGATTGTGTTGGTAGTAAAGCACTGGCTCGGAGAACTCCATGTCAGACTTCTTGCCTACCTGATAAATCTTATAGATCGCCTCACTGTCGTAAAGTTCAAGCACAATACCAGACTTCTCAGTCTTGCTTCCAACCTTAATATCTGTGTAGTCATCGCTGATAACAAGATAGTAATGCCCAAAGTCTTGACCGACAATCCGCTTGCAAGAATAATACTCTGGCATCGGGCGAATCAACTCATTAGTGATCACTCGTTCGCCATTCTCATCATCCTCATAATCTTCGCTGTACTCAGGCTCGATGGCGATGATACCGTTTGGATCAATCAACTTCAAAGTCGGAACTAAGTTCTTAACGAACATTTCAAGTGAGCCAAACTTCTCGATCTCCATGTTCACGTATCGCTCGAAGGTATCTTCACCAAAGATCGGCTCTACCTCCTGAGCATATCTGATCGACCAATTCTGATCTGCAAAAGCCCTGCTGATGGTAGCCTTAAAATCTTCAAATACTGACAAGGTTGTAGGCTTGTAGTTGGCTTTGATATAGGCTGCTTGTGCATCGGTTTGATTTGGCGCACGAACGCTTAACAGATGCGATGGATAGATGTCAGGTCTTGCGTGAGGCAGGATTGAATCGTACATCTTAGCAGCGTAGTTGTAGCCCTCCCAATACTCAGGGTATTGAGTAACACCCACTCGCTCCTTCGTGATTGGATTGATTGGTGATCTTGTCGACTGATTCTCCCACTGCTTGTGAAGCTTGGCGAATCGGTTAACGATCTTATTGATCTCTTCGGTAGATAGTGCCATTACGCAACTGCTTTAGTAGATGGTTTGTCTATGATGTTTGAGCCACAACTCTTGGATCTGCAATAGTTCGGTTTCATGTTATCGTTGAATTAATGCCAAACCTCTGCCTTCGCTCGTGTTTAGCGTGATTACATTGTATTGATAGTGCTTTGTGTATTTCATCAACTCAGCTACATCAGGAATGTGGATTGCATCATGGTAAGCGATTACCCCATTCTTTGAGATGATACGCTCAACTTCTTTGAACTCAGGTAAGATGTTAGCCCATGAATGATCGCCATCAACAAAGATCAGATCAAAGAACTCATCCTCGAATTGGCTCATCACATTGATCGACATTCCCATCAATAGATCAACCACAACACCCGACTTTTTAAGAACGTGCTTGCGATAGTTGTTAATGTCATTGCCTACATAGTAGCTACCATTGGGCATCGCCTCAATCATCTTGATAGATGTTTCACCCTCGAACACTCCGATCTCTAATACTCGCCTTGCTCCAGTCATTGAAATTAAGGCTGCAAGGAAATCAGCAACATCAACTTCACTATTCCAACCATGTCTTGCAACCTCATTGAATGTTGGTGTAGTAACTATCTTTTTAGGTCTGCCCTTCTTAGGCTTGTTATCTTCGAGGATCGGCATGCTTGTTATCTGTGATTCTGTGAATAAAATATTTATGTAGTTTCCCTTCTTCTTTCATCCATGACTTGAGCATCCGATCCATCCAGTCGATATAGAATGTTGGAGTGAAGCCCTTGCCACCGTAGTAAGATTGGAAGTAGTATGCTTGTGTAACATCGCCAAAGGACAAGCCCCTGACCATTGCGAAGTGAATGTATCCGATCTCTGCGCTGCCGTTGTTGCCTACTTCAGTAACCGCAGGATCAATGCCTAACTTAGCCATTGCGCAGTTCATGTATAACTCATCAGGCTGACCACCGCCCCACTTGCTGCGTAGCTTATTCAATGGGATCGGGTTATTAAGGAAGTAATCTTGTGCAATCTTATAGAGTGCCAATGCCTTTGCTGACTTCTCGATATATTGAACTGAACTATTGATTGCAGGCAATACCGTTGATTCATCAAACTTGTAATGCGCCCAGATATCATCAGCCCAAGCCCACTGCATTGAATCGATCTTGCGACCTTTGTCGATTGTGTGATATCCTACCGTATGACTTGCATAAGGCTTACCAAGATTAACCAACTCGTCAATCATTGGTTGGATGTCCTTTAGTGCAACTGCATCAACATCGAGATAGATGTTCTTATCAAAAGGCAAGTAATCGTAAAGGTGAACTTTAGCCTTTGCAGGATCTAATTTCTTGTTAGTGTAAAGATGCTCGTGCTGAATCTCGATGAAGGTATCAATGACCTCGTAAAGATCACCGCAATACTTATCAGCATCCTGCCTCGATTCAATCAGGCAAGCAATCTTAACATCCTTATTGAATCGCTTAATTGAATAAGCTAAGTTATAGGCTGCCCAATAATATTGAGGTCTGCCAAACGCCATAAGCACCACCCCAATCGAGGCAGTGCTTTGGCTTTGTGGTTGTGTTGCCTCTGTCATTATCCGAAGATGCCCGCAGGGGCAGCATACTGTGAAGGAATCTCCTTATCTCTCCAAGAGAAAGTTACTTCATAACGCTGAAGTTCGTTGTTCTGCTCAGGGATGATAAAGTTAGCCGATGTAGTAATGCCAACTGGAGGATTGATATAGATCACCTTACCTGAATCACAAGCATAAGCCAAGATCCAAGCGATGCGTCTATTGTTCACATCATTCCAGAAAGTATTGTTTTCATCAGTTACGTTAGCATCGTAAAGAGTAGCAGTACGATCTTCGTTAATTCTGATTGATGTTCCGCAGCCGATAGGTGAGTCAACGGTAACTGGTGATCCCGCAGGAAGAGCGAAGCGAATGTCCTCAATGATCTTGGCAGTGCCAGCATCGATCAAGGCTTGTACTTCAACAGCATCCGAAGGATCAACTAATTCCGTTCCACACGCTCCGACTAATATTGCTGATACACCGCCAAGCTTGTAGTCATTACAGTTGACTAAGTTGTGATCGAGCAATGAGGAATCGCAATATGATACGCATCCCATAGTGTTGTAGAATTTTATTGTTATGATACCGATTCAATAGGATGGCATCAGAAGTCCTACGTCTATGATGATGATTGCAAATTTACAAAATTATTCTTGATATAAGTTGTTGAGGTCTTGCGTAATGATTCGGTTATCATCCTGATAAAGCAAGAACGGCTCATCCAAGTTCAGGATCGATGGCAGGCAGTCAGCATCCACTCCAACACATACGGTCTTGCGAACGATGCCCGTCTTTCTGATTAGGTCAATCGAGATCGATCCAAGATCATCGGCATCGTTATACTCAACTTCTGGGAATGAATCTTCCGCAGGGAAATGCGTTTCGCCATTAACATAAAAGTTATCGAAGTACACCAAGATCGAAAGGAAGTCAAGCACATACTCAGGCAATCTGCCGAAGTAATAACTGTGTCTTTTCCTGCGATCCACATACGATGCGTGCCACCTACCTGATGAGTATCTAAATAGGTCTGCATCGGTATCGTATTGCGGTTGGTATCTTCTACCTTCCAAGCGGATCGATGGTAGGAATGATGAGCCATAGAAAGCAAAGCCAAATTGATTCTCGCCATTGCAGCCCTCTAATTTGAAGTAATCGCATCCACTGTATTCGCCAACCGAGATCACATCGCTGTATCGGTCATATTGTACCGAAGTGTAGATTGCTCTTAGTGTTACCTTGCTTATGTCTATGTTAGATGACAAGCCTCCGAACTGCGATCCTAATAGACTAATCTCGCCAGATGATGTTGGAGTGAATACGATTGTCGTAGTGCCTACCGTTGTGATGTTTGAACCATAACTATCTCCATTAACTGTAAGTCGCAGCCTTGCGTTGCTAATGTCATCCACAGTGATTTCAATAGAATATTCAACACCCTCACATACTGTGGTAACTGATTCAAGGTATGCACTCTCGCCTGCACCAAAATTAATTGAGGCAAGGTTTGGATCGATTGTCCAGTTGGTAACTCCAGTACCAATGACTGAACTCCAACTCGGCACGCCTGATCCAGTGGCGTTGAAGTAAGGATTGACAATGAAGTATTGACCGCAAAGATTGGAGCAATACTCCGCAATGGCTAACCGATAGCATCCTGCTGTTAAGGCAACATCAGTCATCGAGAAGCCTGCCGTAAGATATTGATCGATGGTTGTGATCGTAGGATCAATCCTTGCGATAATGGTATTCACATCATCAGCATCCACCACGCCCAAGAACAGCCCACCGTTAGGTACGCCAACCAAGCTAACAAAAACAAAGCTACCGATGAAGGTATTGCCCGATATTGTTACCGAGATGCTGCTGTTAGTCAGTAGGTGAGCAGTGTCAAAGTAAAGTGTATGGGTTCCTGCTGCTGTGATGGTTTGGCTAGATGCCCCCGTTACATTGACCACCAATGATCCAATGATGTCAGATACTTGCACCACCACTCTGATCACCCCATACATATCTTGCGGATAGAAGGTCTGACTAAAGAAGCCCGTTGGATCTGCTGCGGTTGATGTTATGGTCGATCCGCTTTCTGTCCAAGCGTTGACAGTGATAGCACTGCCGAAAGTTCCTGATTCATTGCATGGCGATGATTCGATCTGGAAAAATACCTCATCATCATAATCGACAAGTTGCTTAAAGCCATCACCACCGCAACCGCAGTCAGTAGATAACTGATTGCTTGGCTTGAATACTATTGGTTGATTAGGTATTGATTCGTAACTCATCGCAGGATCTCTTTTGATTTAAGTACAAATTTAGCGTTTTGACGGGTAACGGAATCGACTTGCATAGTTTTAATGTAGCCATCGATCACAGCCAATGAATCCTCTGTGCGCCCTAACTCAATCGGTGATGATGTTTGGTTGATGATTGAAGTGATCTCATTCATTGACAATGGTCGCTCAAACTCATAAAGGAAGGTTCGCAAATCTTCAGTATTAACCGCTTCAAGTTCTTCAGGTGCTAATGGCAAACCTGATCCTTCAAAGAAGGTTGTTTCACTCATAAAACTTGATATGATTTTAATCGCAACTGTGCTACCATTACTCACTATCGCAGCCATATCAGCAACAACCCTATCACCTTGATTGGCAATGAATGTACAAGTAACTGTACAGCTTGATGTAGCACCATAAAGATTAACATCAATAGCGCCCTCGTAGCTATTGATAACATTCTCGTTTGAATCAAGATGCCGAATAACTGCGCCTTGAAAAACATTACCTACAGGAGTACCACCTACCCCAAGCCTGATCAATAAAAGCGAAAAGGTGTAAACGCCAGTGTAAGGAATCACATATCTTGTTGCGTTAAAGTTGTTGCCGTTATCAATTACCTCATCATCAAACTCAATGAAATCACCAGTGAATCCACTAAAGAATGTTACTGTGGTATCGTTAGCATCAAACTGCTCTACGGGCGATCCAGTTGTTTCAGCTCTGAACTCAGTCGTTACTGGATCGAATGGCTCTTCCAAGAATGAGAATAAGGAACTCGGATAGCCATTGAGCCATCTTGCTGATACTTCATCATTAGTGAATCCTCCGTTAAAAACATCTTGACCAATGCCATAAGGATCGTACCTTCTCGTATTAAAGAACGGTGTAACACCTCCATTGTAATCAACTTGCAGAATGATATTGCTTAGGTCATGCGAGTTATTATCGAAGCGGATGATGTCCTCGATCACATTGGTATCGAAGATGATCTCAGTGGTTTCTACGTTGAGAATGTTTGAGGTATTGCACTCGCCCGTGAAGCCGAATCGTTCCTTCCTGAAACCTCTGAATGGTGTCTGAGTGAATGTTAGCGATTGTGGTGGATCGCTCTGAGAGTTTGATTCATTTGACTCCAGAACGGGATTGCTGCCGAACTGCACCGCTGCATAAATCTTTTGGCTGTCAAACTTAAAGTCAATGCTTGGCTGATCGATTAGCGATGCAGATGGATTGAGTTGATAAAAGTATTCAATCGGCTCGATCCTGATCGCAGGTCTATTGTTCGCCTGCTTAAAGAATCCAATGCCAAGATTATACTTGGCTTTCAATTCCTTGTATAGCTGCTCAAAGGTTACTACTACTTCAATGTCTGAGTCTGTTCTTATCGATCTGCCGTTGGTGATGCAAACTATATCAGATTGATCTGGCTCTGCATAAAAGAAGTCAGAAACAAAGTCAACAAGATTGTCGCTCATGCAGCCAACTAAGTGAGTAAAGGCATCGAACACTGTAACTCCTCGCCCCCGATCAAACACTCCGATTGGGCTTGCAGGATTAAACATCTTTATTAACCTACGGGCAGGAGGTACGATTGGCTGAAGGTTCTTTGTGATTACAGAACTCAGCGAGAATGGAATCCCTTTATTGTTGTTGATCTTAGTCGAGAATGATTCATCGTATAGCTTGGTCTTAACCCTGCACTTATCAAGATCGAAGGATGTTTCAGTTACTACGATGTAGCCATCAACCAACCTTTCCCAACTGTTCTGGCATCTGTACTGCACTTGAACTTTAACCAACTGGCAGAATGTACGGTCAACAACCTTGTTGAATAAATACTGATAGGCAGTACCATCAAAAAATAGATCGTTGTTGAAAGATACGATCCTTGATTCTATCGAATCATCCTCGTTGATGCTAAAGCCAAAGTCATCAGCATTTAATGGCTGGCCTCTATCAATGCCGTCTAAAAGAAATTTGATTTCTATTGCCATTGGTAGCGTGAATCTGATCCGTTTATGTTAACTATCGTTGATCTGCCTTTAAGGTCTTTACGCAGCCCCTTAATCTCTTTCTCCATTGACTTGCTGTTTAGTGATGCGTTAACCGTTACGCTTGCGCCTTTGTTCTTATTGGCAAAGTCCATCAATGCAGGGCGAACATAGCGATCATCGATGTACTTCTTAAATGCAACAGACGATCTGTTCATCGCATCGAGAGCATCTCTATGGCGAGCCACTGATGACTTGTTAACCACAAACTCGCCCTTCTCTGCCTCGATCATTGTACCGCCTGCTTCGTGGCTTCTACCTCCAACTTCTCCACCCTTCTTAAACTTAGGTATTGGAGTTGCTGCGATGGCTGCGATCTGCGCTGCTCCAGTTGCTGCTGCAAAGGCAATCAATAAAGGATTAGGGCTTGCTTTAGCGATTGCTGTGGCTGTGGATATAATTGCCTGAAACAATGCCAATGCCTTTTCTGCTTTTGCTTGCTTAGTTCTTTCTGCTGCGATTCTTTGCTGCGCCCTAAACTCAGCAGCCTCCCTTTGTCTTTTCTTGTTGCTTTCTAAGTCAGTGGTTTGGTTTATGGCTTCGATCTCTTTATCCCTTGTCGTTTCAATATTGGCAATTCGATTCTCCGATACTTGCTGTTGAATATCCAAGATCCCTGCGAATACATCTGCTGTTAGCTTTGCAACTTCTAAAGCCTCATCAACCGCCTGCTTATTACTTTTCTGTCGCTCTGCTCGAATGGCTGCTTGTGTTTCAGCCTCATCAAGTTCAATCAGATTGTTAGCCTTTGCCTTATCTGATACGGTATCTCTTATATCTGCTTGTCGCTTCTTGGCTTCAAGTTCCAAAATATTGATTCTCCGATCAAGCGATGTTCCCTCTTCAACTTCTAACTTTTTAAGGAATGCAATTCTGCTTTCAAGTTGATTCTGGATTGAGGTATCTTCAAGATCAGCAGATTCAACAACTAATTTTTCAAGGTTCTTTTTTCTTTCTTCTGCAATATCCTTGTCTAACTGAAGTTGTAGTTCTGCCGTTTCTTTTCTAAGATTAGCAAACGCTTCACGCTCTGCTTTAGCTATTGCTTCCGCATCTTTTTTGGCTTGCTCAGCTCTTTCATCTGCTGCCTTCTTTGCCTCTGCATCTTTCTTGGCTTGCTCCTCAGATGCAAATGCTTGATTGATTCCTGCTATCGTAGTATTCTGTTGAATGTTTAATGCAGTTACCCTTGATTGACTTGCCTTTAATTGAGATTCATTAATTGCTAATTGTTCTTTTAATCCTTTAGTGTCTTGAATCCTGATGTTATCTCTTGTGCTTTGAACTGCTAATGCATTGGCAGCCTCAGCATCTGCAAGTTTCTTAGATAGTTTTTCACGCTCTAATACAAGCTTAGTTTGCGCACCAAGTTCTACTTTTAGATTATCCTGAGTTAGTTTAGTGCTTGCCTTTATTGCTTCCTGCTTATCAACTTCGGCTTGTGTTACCTGACCGCTTGCAAGTTTTATTCTTGTCGAAGAATCTAACTGGATGTTCCTTAATTCTTGAATTGCCTTTCTTGATCCATCGGCTGCAAGTTTGGCTAACTCTAATGATCTATTAAATGATGCTTGGCTATCTCTCGCATCTTGCAGTTTAGTTACAAGCAAAGCAATAGCACCCAAGAACAGCCCGACTCCCGTTGCTGCCAATGCTACCTTGAATGCGCTGATCGCTCCAGTGCTTATCGCAGTGGCAACAGCAACCGCTTTCTGTCCTGCTGCTAACAATGCCAACTTCAATGGCCCTTGACCAGTTATCTGATTAGCAAGTTGATTCACTCCATTGGCAATGGCTGTAACTGCCGTAGTCTTATTGATTGCTTCTTGTAGGTTCTTATTCTCTTCACCAAACAATGCAGCAGCACCTTGAGCAATTTCAAAGCCTGATGACAAAGCACCAACAGCACCAACCGCAGCATCGAACTTGAAAGTGTCCGATGATAGCACTCTCACTCGCTCCCTTGTATCACCGATCTGATCTTCTAACTTGGCAGCCTCTATAGTTAGCTTTCTGAATTGATCAGAGTTATCCTGACCTGATTGCTCAAGCAATGTCAACTCCTGCTTCAATGCCCGTAGCTGACCAGTTAAAGACTTTTGCTTATTTGTTGTTTGATCGAAGGTGTCGTTTAACTGCTGCTGCTCGGCATTAACCTGACTGATCTGATTCTTTAGAACAAGTTGAGCCTTTGCATTATCTTGATATGCCTTGCTAACTCGATTGCCAGAAGCAACTAAAAGAACTTGCTCCTTTTGCAATTCCTTTAGATTGGCGGTTAGCTTATCTGATTCTTTATTGAGTTGATCAAGTGCAGCCTTTACTTGCTGACTGCCGAAAGCTGCTGCTGCTGCACCGCCAACCTTCTTAAATTCATCGGCAACCTTTTTAGATGTGGCTGCTGCTCCTTTTACAAGTTCATCATTGACTTGTGTAATCTTGCCGACTGATGCTTCAAGGCTTGTAGCGTTAGCCTTGTAGATTATCTCAACTTCTGCTTGTGCCATCTTTGCGTTGGTGCTTTATGAATTGCTCAAATTTAAGCAAATAAAGCGACACATCGCCACGCATTAACTCATTGAACTCAACGATGTTGCCTGCTGCTAAACTCATCAACTGAGCCTTGAAATCTTCAATTACTTTCTTTGCCCTTTGTCGAGGTGAGAATCCAGATGCGTTAAGGCTTTGGTTAGGTTGCGCTGTGCCTCCACGTTGTACTCCCATAAGTTCTGAAACGTATCGGCTGACATAGTTAGTAATGGCATCAGCGGATCGATATCCAAGCGTGTAAAAAAATCGTGCGATGCCTCCTTGCACATCGCTTCAAACAACTCTAATTTCTTACTGTGAATATCAGGATCAACTACTGCCACATCTTCATCACTACGAACCACCCAACAAGCAGCAAGGTTGAGCAATAGATCTCTGTGAATAACGGTGTCTTGTCTTTCTCTAATGACATGGATGTAGCCTGCCACCACTGCTGCATTCTTTGGATTCGATAGCCCTGCCGATAGTGCCTTCTCCATCCCTTGCAAGATGCCCTCCATCTCTGATCCACTAAGCCCCGATGATATGCGCTCCATCAATCCCATAGACATCGCAAACCTCTCCAATGGTAGGTTCATCTCCTTTGGGAATCGATAGTATGTATAACCTTCGTGCTTGAACAGTTCCACCATTGGTCTCAATGGCTTGGTGTCTTTACTGCGCAAAAATATTGATCGCAGTCGATCTGCGAATCTTTTGGATGATTTCATCTAATGAGTTATTTGTTTTGATTTCAGAATTGTCCTTCAAGATCACCACTGTTCCATCCTCATTATCCGCCTCGAAGCAATGGCTGATAAAGTCAACATTGACAATAGTATCGGCTAACTTTCGATTTACGCCAAGCACCTCATCAATCTCGTTGCTGTGATATACTGCTGAAACGATGATGAAGCCAGTCATGTGATCTACCACCTTTGCACTGGACATTCTGCATCTGGCACTCTTGTTTTGGCAGGAAGGAAGCACCCACATTCTTTGCAAGTGTTGGTTAACTTTTGATGGTAAGGGCAAACCACGCATTCCATCATCCGCTTCCTTGATCGCTTTCTGCTTTCTTTTGAATCGAAGCACCACAGCATCCAACCGTGAAGGATCATTCTTAGCTTGGTCAACATTCGATGCAGTCGATTAAGTTAATCACTCCAACATCTTCAGCATCGGCATTGCTATTCACTACCGAAAAGGTGATGCAAGTGTATTCAATCTCACAGATGGTAAACACCTCACAGCCTCTTAATGTGATCGTATAGCCTTGTAGTGGATCTATCTTCGCTCCGACAATGGTAAGCATACCATCGCCATCTGATTCGCTGCCGTAGAAGGTTTGGATCTTGCCCGTTGCATTGTGCTTAATGTCCACCACATAGTTAGCCTCAGCAGGCACAACTCCGAAGGTGATGCCCTCGTTGCAGTAGTCTACGATTATTCCTGAATCAAAGCACGCTGTACATACGCTCATAAGTAACGCTTTAGGATTGCGTTTACAAAGTAACGGAAACAATCTAAAAAGTCAGCACGCTCGGCTATGTTTTTTCGGTTGGTCTTAATGATGCCTCCATTGGCATCGCACTGCACTTGCTTGGCATCAAATACAAAGCCCTTGCAGCGTTTGGAGTTCGCCCTGATGTCTAACCGCCTTAGTGCTGAATTGCAATCTATTCGGCTGTTGTAATGCGTTGGATTGGCAGGAATTAAGAATTGACTATCGGTAAGCCCAAGCCTGCGCTTAATCTGAGTATAGGCTGATGAGTTATCTCTTTGCTGCACAGTGCCACCTTTGCCCATTGCATCGCCCGTTATTCTGATTAAGCCCATAGGAACATTGAGAGCAAGCACAGCATCGCAGAAAGCATCCACGCTGCCCTTGTCGATCTTGATCTCATCCACCACCACAGCACCTCTGTTGATCTGTTGGATGACCAATGCACATAAAGGGTTAATGTTGAAATCGACTGATACATAAACTGGCAAGTTAGAGTTTAGTTGGATGCTGTCATCAATGTGCTTGTCATCCTGCCACTCGTACAAGAATGGGTTGGTAACATCGTCCATCACATCCCAATCACCCTCAACGAATCTTTGGTACTGCACTGGCGGTAACTCCTTCAATGATTCCAGATACTCCGCAGGGATGTATGGATTGTCAGTGATCTTCGAGGTGATGAACTTCCACTTATCGGGCAGCGTTCCTTCCTTATGCCGTTCGTAGATCACAGTCTTAACCCAATTATTTGCAGGGTTGCACGTAGCGAGGCAAACTATCGGAGGTGATCCTATTGCCTGATTCCAACTGCCGATCCTCTCCTGCACCTTGTAGAATGTCTGCTCCTGCAATTCGTTAACCTCATCAAGCCCTGCACCGTTAACCTCCAAGCCTTTGAATCTGTTGAGGTCTTTGTCATCATCAAATGACTCAGCCATGAAGATCAACTCCGATCCATTGGCAAAACTTACCACGTTAGTATCTCGATTCCATGACTTCACATAATCGCCAATGCCGTCCGCTAAGATCGAAGTGAATGATGGGAAGGTAGTACGCTTTAGATCGGGCAAGGATCGCCTGATGATAACCCATCTCGATCTTGGATATTGCAGAGCAAGGTAAGTGATGGTGATCAGTAGCCAATAAGTTTTTCCGCCTCGAATTGCCCCTCCGAATACCACTACCCGATTGTGGTCAATGGTTACTGAGTTAAATGCTGTTGATTGTCGGGCTGTGAGGTTGAACTTCATCACTCCTCCTCATCATCCATGTCGGGCATACAGTCGACCAAGTACCTTGCAGCTATCAGCACGATGAAGCATACCAATGTAACTGCTGCTGCTATCAGCCCGATGTAGATGCCTAACTTAATCATTGCCCTCTTTAGGTAGATCCTCAGCCCTTGTTACTATCACCAATGGCTCGAGCATATTGACGTTAGTGTCCATTGTTTGCTTGGCTTTGCCGTAGCCTCTATCGAGCAACATCTCGGCTGCTTTAATATCGCCTTTCAATGCTTTCTTTTCAATGGCTTTAAGGATCTGCTCGGCAATGGTTACACCGTTCTGCTCATCGCCTAAAATGTTAGCCATGAGTTTATCGAGTTCGGGCAACTTGCGAGGTCTGCCTCCGCCATTGTTGCCTCCCGTTTTTAGCAAACCACCATTCCTGCCTTGTCGCATAGCTTACGGGTTTTTTACGAGGTTAGTATTTATCAATTCCTTGCTCTTGCTTTCTTGAATTTATCTGCCTCAGCGTAGGCGATGGCGATGGCTTGCTGTTCGTTGTAGCCCTCTTCGATCAGTTTGCGGATGTTCATCTGGATGATCTGATCACTGTCCCCTTGAAATAATGGCATAGCTGTTATTGTTGATTCTGAACTACAAAGATATTAAACTCTCGACAAAGTCTGATTCTCTTAGCTTGTTGATGCTTTCTCCTATGTCGACCATCTTCTTATACTGCGATGGATAGATCACTAACTTCCTGAGTTTACCGCAGATGTATGCCATTGTCGTGTAGATCTCGTTGCCATCCCGATCTTCTGCATTTACTAAGATGCCGAAGTTATATTGAGGCTGATCTGTTGACATGATCATCTTGTTGCCCTTGATAAACATCTGAAGATCCTTGTGCGAGAATGCCACCGCCACATCGTACTCCCATGATGCCCTCGATAGATAGCCGAAAAAAAAGTAGTTGCCCTCCATCTCTGCATCTACGAAGATCCCTGATCTGATTCTGATTGTCATGGCTCAGTAGGTTAGATATTTGATGTATCGCATCTCCATCAAGTTGCTCTCGTTGTACAGATCCACGCAGTAATCGATGATGCCATCCATGCTCATCACAAAGGCATCCTCTGGCGTTTCTGCTCCATGTGCTTCATCTTCGGGCAGCCATAGGTTATCTGATACCACCTCCTTAAATCTGGTGAAGATCCCGTTAAGCAGCGTGCTGTTATCTCGCCATGCTTCGGTAGTGAATTGAAGATCGAACTCCTCACGTAGGAATTGACGGAGGCAATCCCTTGAATTAAAGCCAATCTCTTGAAGCTTCATAACTTGCTGCTCGGTTAGCTTGCTGACAATGCTGATGCTGTTCATGCTTATCATCTGATTAAAATGTTTGATAGGTGTCGATGTAGTATTGTTCAAATGATTGATAGATTCTTTTATTATCCTTCATGTGGCTGCATCCTTCAACAAACCAATCCTCACTTACTTTGTCCATCTGATCCTTCTCCATTGCTTTGGCTTGTTCAAACAAGTCTAAAAAAGATGGGCTGATTTCGTTGGTTAGTTTGTTGCTGATTGCTTCTTGTAGCCACTCAACTGCTGTTTGCTGCTTCATGTTAAAATGTTTGATAGGTGTCGATGCGCTTCTTTACCATCTCGATAAATCGCTCCATCATTGAGTTATAGAATAGATTAAAATCCTGATGCCCTTCAGCATTATGCTCGAATAGAATGTAAAGCACCGCCCGAAGTCGTTGGCTTGGTGTCTTGCTGCCCATCTCCTGAGCATCGATCTTCATTGACTGGAGCATCTGCTCATCGTTGTAGTTGAACTGCTCACCCTTGAACGCCATCACTCCAACACCACCCATCCATTGATTCATCAACTCGGTCATCTGCTCAGGTGTTAACTCCTGCGTGCCGATGGTGATCTTGATAGACTTATCTCGCCTTGTCGATACCGATTCAATGGCGCAGGGGATGGTGAGGAGGTTAGTTGGCATTGCTGTTGGTGTTGGCTGTCATTGTTGAGAGATACTTCTTGACCATTGCTTTGATCTGATCTTTTTTTGATTGAGGTATTCTGAATGTGATGTTGATCGTTGGCTCTCCATACTTCAACTTAGATCCTGCTCCAGTGCGCCTGCCCCCTCGCTTGTTAGTCGATGCTTCCATTTCACAAATATACACTTTTTTTGATTGTGCAATACATTGGGGGTTAAATTAAGTTTGGGCAGTGGTTAGCTGCCCGTTTGAATTATAGGCTGTTGCAAAGTTGAATGTATTGATCTTCAGGCATTCTTTCGATTAGCAAATCCATTACTAAGTCGTAAACTAATTCCGCCTCATTTGAAAAGTCATTAACTAATTTCTTAACCTCAACAATCAGGTCATTAGTAGATAGTTTGTTTAATTGTTCTGTTGCGGTTGTTTTGAATTGTGCTGTTGTCATGGTGTGAATTGTTCGTTTTGGTATGGCAAACATACAACCTTATTTTGATTATGCAATACTTAATCAAATTATTTTCAATTATTTTTTTTAATGCTTACTCGGAAGGCTTACAGTTAAGATTAAACACAATGCACTTGATCTTCTGATCCCTTGTCAGGTAATCGAGTTTGGGAAAGTGATGCGATAGTTCGGCATCGGTCAGTTGGTTGATCTTAACTAAGAACATCAGGTTCTTATGAGTTACCTCAACAGATTTATCAGAATGGATTATCGTCATTGAATTGATTTGATACGTGGTTAAATGAAGTTGATTGGATCTCTACTGGAAGGTATGAACTCATCGGCTCTTGGTTGGCATCGTAGAAGCTTGTAATGGTTGCATTGTTTCTGAACTCCACAGTGCCGGTAGATCCTTGCCGATGCTTCTCAAATAAGTAAAATGTTTCGTTGGTGTAGGGCTGCCCGTCATCATTGGATAGGTTGTAGTAAGATGGGCGCCAAACAAAGCAAACGGTATCTGCATCTTGCTCCAATGATCCTGACTCTCTGAGGTCGGATAGCATCGGCTTCTTATCGGCTCGTTGCTCAACTTGTCGATTAAGTTGGCACAATGCAATGATCGGAATCTGCAATTCTTTCTGTGCTGCTTTAAGTGTCCTGCTGATCTCTGCCACTTCCGCCTCCCGATTACCACCCTTGAAGCCCTCTAAGGTCATTAGTTGAAGGTAGTCGATGATTACCCACTTACACTGACCTTTCCTCACTTGTTGGCGAATCACTCGGATTGCTTCATGTACTCCGCATCTTGGCTTGTCGTAAATGGTAAATGGCATCTTCTCAACTTCGCCAATGGTAGATTCAAAGACATGGAGTTCTGGTTGATTTAGGCTGCCATCTCGCAATCTTTTGGAGTCGATGCTGCCCGTAGCATTTTGCAGGATCAATCGCTGACAAAGTTGTGAAGGATTCATTTCGAGGTTGAAGTAGATCCCTGCTTCTTTGGATTGGATGCCATGAAATAATGCGAGTGCTGTCTTGCCCATTGATGGTCTGCCTGCTAAGATGATAAACTCAGGCTGCCATCCTCCAGTGAATCGGTTAAGTGCAGTAAGACCAGTGTCAACTCCTGAGGTCTTGCCTTGTCGATTTAGTTCCTGCCGTCTGAAGTATGCCTCTCGCTCATCCTTAACAAGATCGGCAGTGGTGATGATGTTGGATGCTACCATGCCAGTGTCCATTAGATCGTTCAATCGCTTGATCAGATCTGTGGCTGTGATGGCTGCATCGTGCCGATCATAAAGCCCGATTGACTCCTCTGTGATTATCTGATGGATCTGTGATTTAAGGTAGATGTTTTGAAGTTCTAAGATGATGGCTTGGTGAGGCTCAAAGAATGCTGATGTGATCTTGTCAAGTGATCTGCTGATTGTGATAATATCTGCTTGATCGAGAAGCTTGGCTGTTTTGTTCTCGGTGCTTAGAAATGCTAAGTCAACGTGCTGCTTCTTTTTGTGGAGGCGTTTGATGATCTCAAATGCTTTCTTGTATCTGTCAACTGTGAAGTGTTCGTCTTTAAGTTGAACGATGATCTCGTCCTTGTGCTGATTAGGGGAGAGGATGATAGCGATGATCTTCTCTTCAAGTTCTTGTGATGTAATCATTTGTAGTGTTCTGTTGATGATCGGTTGAATGATACTTGCTGTGGTTTGGAGGATGTGAATTTATTGTTTCGGTCAAACACTATGCTCGTCCAGTTATTCATCACTGATGCCTGCATTGCTTCGATTGCCTTTGCTTTATTAGTTCCGCACTCCTCCCGTATTCTTTTAACTAAAAGTTTAATGGCGTTTTTAGATGGATATTTTTTTATGCTGATTCGGTGCTTAAGGTAATCATTGAATGCAATGTTGACTTCTGGATCATTGAAGATTTTTAGTTTGTCGATTTCATTCTGCTTTTTGAAGAGGTAGGATGATTCAAGATTTTCAAAGTTGAATGTTGGTATTGATTCGATAGAATCTTCTTTTAAGTCTTTATTGTCTTGTATAGTCTTAATAGTCTTATTATGTGTCCAAGTGCTTTCCACGTGCTTTTCATTTGCTTTCCACGTGCTATCCACGTGCTTTTCATTTAGTGGAAGGCATATTACTCTGTTCTTATATTGGTTTGTAGTCTTTGATACAGTCTCAATAAACCCAAACTCCTCTAATCTTGCAAGCGTTTTTAACATCGTAGTTCTTGAATTGATACCACAAGTTTCTTGCAGATCAATTAAGATGATTGCAAACCTATCTTTCCATCCTGATTTATTCGCTCGGTTAAGTAGTGCGAAGTAAACGGCAGTGATGTAAGGATCTACCTTGTCAGGGTTATTTTCTATCCAGTGATAGAAATAGTTGAAGTAATTAAACATTTGCTTGGCGTATTTTATTCCAACAGATTCCACAGAAATACTTTAGACTTTGATGCTCATTCAATTTACTGCAGGAAGTTCTCATTGCTTCACAAACTTCAGTAAATCCAATTTTATCAATAAACATTTTTATGTCGGCTCTGAATTTTGGAGTAAGGTAATAATCAGGATAGAAGTCATTGTATGCAGCCTCAACCATATCGACTAACTGCAGATTATACTTTTCAATTTCTTTAATGTGCTTAAGATATTCCTTGTATTGTTCTGCTTTTGCTGCAGCTATCAAAGCCTTATCTTGAAGTGTTGCAGGTATATTCTGCAGACTTATGTTTGATTTGCCTCTGTTGCAATCAAAACAAGACGTGAGTAAATTCTCTAATACGTTTGATCCACCTTTGCTTACTGGCAATATGTGATCGACTTCTAAAACTGTGTTAGGCGGTTTAGTGCCACAATAAGCACAAGTAAAATCATCTCGTTTGAATATTTCAAATCTGATCTTTTTAGATACTGCAGTTCTTTTCATTACCAAAACAAAAAGCCCCTTACAAGCTGCGGTAGTAGCGGATCAACAGAATCAACTGTCTTTCCTCGCAGCCCGTAAAGGGCGATAAATTTCTTTTCAATTCAGGCTACTACCTCTGAACTTCCACAAAGATAAAAAAAATAAGAACAGTTTAGAAGTGATTTTCAAATGATAAAAATTGTGCGTAAGATCCACAGATTCTCAAATGATCAATTTCATCTTCATCCAGATTATGCTCGCCAACTGGCTCAATTAAAAATCTTAGATCAACTGGATAAGGAGGCTTGTCATCAACTTGAATGTAGTAACCAAGTATCTTGACCATAATTGGATTTGAAAGTTGCATTCCAAATTCACCTTCTTGATCTTCGCTGTAATAATAACATTCTTTGCCAACTATATCTTCAATGCTGCAATAGTTAAAGTCCATGTTCTTCATCGTTTTTAATTGATTGAATTACGCATTCACAGACATACTTTACATACTCAAAGAAGTCGAGTTCATCCTTAAACTTAAACTCTTCATCATGCTGAAATACATTGTCTTTGATTCCTTCGTAAGTATTTCTAAGATAGTTCCAGATAAATCTCATTGCTTGACCATCTTGTATTCCTTCAATAGCCATCTCAGTCTTTTTAGTAAACTGATATTGATCAAGGATCAAGTCTTGAATGTAGTTCTTTAGATCGGTGTCGTTCTTAACGGCAATCAGTTTTAATTCCTTTACGATCTCATCAGGAATGTCAATCAGTTTTCTCATTTGCTTTTTCTTGCTAATATACGATATATCTTGTATATCTTAATAGCTGATTTAGTTGTTAAAGTTTCTTGTTTATGTAATTGTCGATGATGTTGCAGCACTCATGGATTCCGATGGCAAAGGTGGCATAGTAACCTGCATCAGATAGCACTTTAAGGATGTTGTGCTGCCGTTCCAGATGCTCATCGGATAGCAAAGTGCCGTCCTTCTTAAACACCTTCTTTCCTTCAAGCTTGATCTCTAAGTACAGCCCTGCATACTTGCCGTTAGGATAGGCAATGAAAAGATCAGGATAGCCGATGTAATGATTCATGGCTTTGTGTAGCCTGCCCTGCCCGATACTCATCTTCATTCCTGCTGCGAAGTCGAAGCGATAAACGATGTTAGGGTATTGCAGTGCCATCATCTTGGCGATGGTGATGTAGATGTCGGATTCTCTGCGTTTGCGTATCTTCATTTTGTGCTGAATTTCATTCCTTTATTCCAAGCCCTTTGCCCTGCCTTGAACCTTGTCGGGATGCCTGCCTGCATAAGTCTGGTACCATGATGATCTCGCTTGTACTTAAGATCCTTTTTAACGCCTCTTAAGTTGGCGATCTGATAAACAGCAGAACAAGTTAATCCTAACAAGATAGCGATGTGCTTAGTGGGCATATTGGCATAATTCTCCAATACATAATTGATCACTAGTTCACTGTGCTTGGCTCTCATCGCTTCTCGTAGTTACCATCGAACTGCTCGATGAAGTTAATGATCAACTCCTTTGCGCTGTCGATCTCCTGCTGATTATGGCGGTATAAAAACAAGTCAGTAAACTTTCCCGACTTCTTAACCTTTGGAGTAACACCAATGTAGTAGAAGCACTTAGGATCTGTCCCCATTAGCAGGGAATACCATACCGCCTGAATGTGGTTGGCGTGCTTGATCATATCGGCTGCAAAAGCATCAATCGACTTGGCTGATGTAGTCTTAATATCAGCGATGATCTTCTGCTGCTCCCAATTCATGTCGATTGCACCCTTGCCCATTACGATCTTGCCTCCGATGTTAACCTCCGAAACAATCACTTGCTCCTTGATCGACTCCTCAAACATCGTTGCCAATAGTGGCACTTCTTGAAAGGCATCGTAGACATTCTTTGCAGCACCGTTCATCTGCTCGACTTCGGTTTCTAAAAGGTCGAAGTGAAAGTTTGCCCCCTTGTCGAGGGCATTCTTCACGTAGGTAATATCGCCAGTATAGAATCGCTTGATGCGACTTGCTGAGATGGCAGGATAGTTAATAAATTCTTCTCTTGTCATCAGATCTCCTCCCATCCTTCCGTTCTTCTCATAACTCTGTAACCTTCAGCCTTAATTCTCGTGATCATTTGTTGAATACTCATCACTCCGTAGATTGGCTTTTCGATCTTCACTGGTGCTTCGATCTTGTCAGGCTGCTTGTCTAATTCAATTTTGAGTTGTTTAGGTTCTGCATCAACAACAGCCTTAGCAATATTCTCAAAAGATTTTTTGCTGAACCTTTGGCTGCCAATTACAAGGTTAGTGTAAACCTTATAACTGTAACCTGATGCGAGTGATAAACTTACTTTGTTGAGTTTTGTCTGCTTGCGCTTAGTTTCAATAAACTCGATAAGTTCTTGATGTGTTAATGGTGTCCACTTGTAACGATTGCCGTACTTGTTGATTCCGTAGTTTGCGTTTGCTGATTCCATGATGTTAAATTGATTAAGTGATTAAACTGTTTGGGTTTTGATTTCAACTATTTTGATTCCACTGATTTCGTTAACTCCTGCCATCTGCATCGCTCTTGGCAAGTGTCTAAGAAGATCCTGATGGCGCAGATGATCGGTTGAGAATAGAACCTCGATGATTGTTAGCCAGTCAACATTGCCATCGACTTCAGCCTTGTAGATTGTTCTGATGTTCTTGGTCTTTGCCATATCAACAGAACTTACATAAAGATCATCGACCATATTAGCCAGAACATCCATTTCCTTAAAGTGTCCTTTGAGCGACATCTTAGCCTCTGCTTCGGCTTTGATCTTAGCCTCTGCCTCCTTATGCTGTCTTTCAACTTCATTGTGGTAGTCGAGCATCTTAACCTTAGCCGATGCGATGAAGGTGTTGAGCCTATCAACTGTCTGCCTCTCCAGTGCGATCAATTCTTTTTTGAAGTGATCAACGGGTGCGGTTACTTCCTTACGTGCTGATTCCACGATCTTAATGGCATCATTAACTTGCTTGATGGCTGCTGCCATGCTGTTGTATTCGGTTACATTTCGTACGCTGTTAGCCTCATCAGCTACACTGTTGCGTTCAATGATTGACTGTGCGTTGAGTACATCAGCAGAATTGATGGCTGCATAAATCTTCTCAACGGGAATTGTTATCTTTGCGATGCTGTTCATGTTTATTTTAGGTTGATTAAAGGCAGGAGATTACCCCTGCCTTTTTTGGTTGTTGTTGGTTAGAATGGATCTTTGTCGTTTGATGTTCCGAACAGTGCATCAAGATCATCAGTCAATCCTGCCCCGTTAGTGTTAGCCGTTTGGAAGTTATTAGTCGGATAGTTAGGCTTGCTCCAACTTGTCGCAGATTGCGATTGTCTTGCCAACCACTCATCGCTCTTTTTAATATCCTCCTGCATAAACTCAGGGAGCATGATGAACACTTGCTCATCATGTGCTGTGGTGTCGTAGCACATCGGCATGTTAACCGCAGGAGGGCATTGCATACCTTTCGGCATTGGAGATATGCTCATAATGTTGGCATAGGTACGATCTTCTTTGCCGTTGTGAACTACGTTGATCATGCAGGCTGCACCGATCAAAGTGAAGATCTCAAAATCTGCTGCTTGCTTGTCGGTCATCTTCTTGCCGAACCATGATTCAATGAACTTGCGCAGTGATGCTTTCTCACCCATGCTCAGGTTGAACACTGTCTTTACATAGAAAGGCTGCTCGCCTTTCTCCTCGTTGAATACTGCCAACTCCATCGGCAGTTCAAACATGAATTGGATCTTGCGCTTGCGATTCTGCCACTTCTCATCGAAGGTTGTGCCCTTGTCAATGATCTGGTAGCATCTTGCTACGTGAGTGCCCTCAGGGGCGATTTGCTTGTTTGCGGATGATCCGCTGTTAACTGGTGCTTTCATTGCTGAAATATTAAAGGATTAAAGATTACGATTGTAAAGATTCGACAACTACCTCATGCATGGTGTCCACTGCTGCACAATAGGCTTGATGATACTCTTCGATGGAGCAAGATTCAAATAGTCTAATCTCGCTTGGAACGCCATATCTGAACTCCTTGTGGAATTCTCTCGGCAGTGCTGATGCTTGGCTGTCGCATCTTGTCATAATGCCCTTACGGCATCCGTCATTGATTACGATTGTCAGCACTCCTGCGAGGTGATCGTAGTGGAAGAACTCGGTAGATTCGATGTTGCGGAATAATGTTTTTGCTGTCATTTTTTTAAGTTGTTAAGGGTGGGAAAATATGGGCGGTGGTTAGCCGCCCGATTGGGTTATGCTGATTTATTTTCTTTATTGCAAAACTCGTTAGCGAAAAACATCAAAAGTCCTGCACGATTCTCATTCCACTCTTTTGCAGTTACGCCTAATTTTTTTGAAACTTCGATACAAGATTTTACAAATTCAGAATTTTCGATTAGATCAGTTCTGCGTTTCCATTCTGATTCGATTGTGATTGTTGAGTTGTTCATGGCTTGAATAGGTTTGAATTGTGTGTTTTGGTTTGACAAATGTAAAACCATTTTTTGATTCTGCAATACATTAAACAACAAAATAACAAACTACCTGCATCGAATTACATAACTCGCTGATAATCAATTCAATTAATTTCAATAAATCTTTAAGGAGTTGCGAGCTTCATCACCCCGAAGCCGATCAATATGCCTGCCCCGATTTTGGCAGCAGTGGTTTGATGCCACTTTTTATCTTGCCTCACCACTACGTTACGCATACCAGTTAGATTGATATTGGGATTGTCCACGCCAATACGAACTACGGGATCTGTTCTTTTTAGGATCTTTGAAATAAAGCCATCTCGCAGCGTATCTCCGATTGCAACGGTATAAGATGCAGGAATGATTAAAGAATCGATCTGAATGAAGCCTAAGCGGTTAATTCGCCCTCCTATCTCTAACCACCTATCGATCTTGTGGAACGTGCGAGGTAGTTTGATATGCGGAAAACTATCGACATAGACCACTTCACCCACCTTGAACTCAGTCTTATAGATGGTTCTTGTTTCAATCTTCACCGCCTGATCCACCTTAGCCATCTCTAACTGTTCCTTGACCTGATCAAGTTCACGCTCTGATGCGTTGATCTGCAAGGCTTGGGTGTAGATGATAAGCGAATCATCAGTTTTGCGCTTAATGAAGATCTGATTCGTTTCAAAGGCATCAGCATTGAGGCTCTTTAATTCTCGGTTGTAACTGCAAGACCTAAGCAATAAAAAAAGCAACAGCCCGATGATAGTTAGCATTACTGCTGTCGATGGCTTTACGTTATCCATAGTTGACAAGTTGAATGAGTTTGTTGATGTGAATAAGCATACAGCCTTGATCCCTGATGTTATCATTCAAGATATTAATCGCCACATTAAAGGGCATACCTTTCTCGATCACATAAGAAGCAACAACAGCAATCAGCCTCTCATCGCATTCTCGGTCAGTCTTAGGCAAGTCAATCAATGATTCAATCATAATCGAATTGTTATAGCTGTCGAGTTGCTTTCTTGACAAGCAATTTAATTGATTCATCCAATCGCTGCACACTGTCAGCAATCATATTCATAATCTCCTGCTTCTCTCTATCTGTTGCCTCCTTATGCTCCATCATCATGCTCACCAAGCCACCAATGGAAGTCAATGGCTGTCTAAGTTCGTGCGATAGAATAAAGCGGAACTCTTCCAAAAGCATCTTCTGTCGTTCGTAGTCGTGGGCAGTGATGCTCGTAACATCAACTAAAGGTATGCCTATAAAATGCAAAGAACCCAATATAGAATAAACATTCCACATTGAGTACCTCTCAGATCCGATCTTCTGTTTGGATCGCACATACACCCGTAAAGCATCGGGCGATTTAGTCTTAGCCTTTTCAATGATTGTCAAGAACTCATCCCGATCACTATCATTGGAGGCAATGTCGAGAATGTTACTTGGCTTTAGATGGCTGCAATATTCCCTGAATAAATCATTCGATGTGAGTATTAACCCCTGCTCATCAGATATAACGTAGAATAAATCTATTGAAGATTCAAGAATGTGCAGAGATGCCATGCTGTAAAGTTACAACATAACGATTTATCAAGCCATCTCCTTGCGAATATTATCTATCAATGACCTCCAAGCACCTTGACTTGAAACAAGATATTGAACGGTGATAGCCATCGTAAAGGCAAGCACGATTCCGTTGATCGGTATATCTAAATTCATAGGCATTGGCTCATTCTTTTGATTCGTTCTTACATCGACAAAGGTCAACGGCTCTGCTTTAACTGAGGTGATCAATGATATGTTACAAGGTTGTATAGAATCAAATGCAGTTAACTCAGGTTTGTCAACTACTGACTTGTCAATCTTTGGCACTTCAACAACAGCAACAACCTCAACAGCCGAATCAACAACTGATCCAGCAGTTACCGAAGTATCGAAACTTATTGTTCTGTGCGTTACCTTATACACCGTATCTCTAACCGTTTGCTGATTCATCGCTCTTAGCTTTAGGTATGTAGCCTGCTGCGATCAGTGCTGCCACAATCGCTGCCATCGTTTCCGTAGTTATGACCTTGAAGATTAATAAGTAAATCGATACTAAGATCATCAGCGAGCCAATGGTTGAACGCCAGTGCTTAATGATGATATTGAATATCTTTTTAGACTTATTAACTCTTGCTGCCATGATTAAAGATACGATTGCAGCCTGATAATGTTTGACAAGATTGGCGTTAATCTTTACACGCCTTGAAGTATAACTTAGCCTCGTCTGCCCGTCTTGTGGTTAGCCCTGCCAATGGCTTTCCTGCTGCCTTATTCCACCGCATAAACTCATCGAGGATGCTTGGATCATTGGCGTTCACCTTTGCCTTACGTATCAATGTCGATTTAGAAAGTGCTGAAGATCCTATGTTGTAACACAAACTTACAAGAGCATCGAATTGGCACTGGTTGATATTGGGCAGAAGATTGTTGACCGTCTTTTCAAATGCTGCAAGGGTTAATAATAGCAGCGATGTTGCAACCGATTCATCCTTTAGCTTATCTTTCATCTCAACCCTCTTGCCGTTTGGATAGCGAGTTGATCCGTAGCCGATTGTTGCCACTCCAGCAGGGCAAAGATAGGCAGTCAATCGAAGCCCCTCGTACTTCTTAATCAATGCCAACCCTGCTGCTGATGTGGAGCGCATTTAGATAATTACATATTGAAGCATTGCAACCAAATATTGAAAGGTAATTCCATTTGATAATGAACCTACACTAATTTGTATTTGATTTCCTGCAACATCAGCACCAATAGCAAAAGATTGAAACTCGCCATCGCCTATTTCTGTATATGAAACAATACCAAAAGCATCCTTAACATTTGTAAAATTAGAAGCAATAGGCAAGTCTAATGTAAACTCAGCAAAACTTTCAGCAGCATCCATCTCTACTTGAAAAAACAGTGAGCAAGTTACCACATCACCAACACGAGAATAGTTGCCTCGAGGAATAGTAACTATTGGATTAGTGCCTCCCGTATTTGTTGGCGTTGGATTCCAAGCACCGCTTTCGATGTCGGGAATACCGCCAAAAATATCTTGAACCTCAATCTGCTTAGATGTATTGGTTGAGGTGTCCACAATGTAGAACACATCGTCTGATGCTGCTGCTCCTAATACGGGGAGATCGGTAACTTTAATGCCTGCCATGATTGCTTAGTTTTTTTACAAATTTACAAAGAATTAAGATACTCGATAGCTTCAACCGCATCATTAAATTGATTGCCGTTAAAAGTGAATTGCTCCAAGTTAATCAGCCATACTCCCTGATCGGTTGGGACGTGCATTGACTTATCATCAACAAAGTCAATCTCAATGCGATGATAGTTGGTAGAAATATCTCCGATCACTGATGAGGTGTAGGATAGTTGACTTGCATCAATAGTTATGTCGATCATGTAATGATTATTGAGATTAACGAAATCAAAGATGAATCTGCTGCATTGGTGTTTTGAACCGTTCCGATTATGTATTTGTCGGTTGTCCAATCAACAGCGATTGCGGAAAATGTAGTATTTTGAAAGTCACTTGCGACATTGCTTGTACTTGCTAACAACATATCAGTGTTAGTAGTAGCGTTTTTAACTGCTGCGGTTCTTGTCATTTGTAATGATAACCCTTGTGTCAATGGACTAGTATAAGTTGCAAGTAGCAAAGGAGAGCCGATTAGATTATTGGTAGTATTTGAATAAAGTCGAATAGTGTAAATTGCATTACCTCCCGTCTTTCTACCTCTTAACTTAAACTCAATAACACTTCCTAAAACTACTGAGTTAGCAGGAACAAGCACCGATTGACTGAATGTATTAGCGACTCCACTTGATGCAGCACCGTCAGTTGTATTCTTAAAAATCAACGGTACTGTCGGGAATGTAGCCAATGATCCATCGCCTCGAACATACTGAGCAGTCGTGCCTGATGGAGTGTTAAATTTGCCGTTGAATGTAGTCCAATCCCCCGAACTTAGCGCACCTCTATTGGTCGCGCTTGCCGTTGGTAGGTTGAAAGTATGCGTATCTGTTGCTGATGTTATACCAAAGTCAGTTCCCGATGTGCCTGTTGCAAAGTTCTGCACTTGTGCGGTCAAGCCGTTTAGTGCGTTTAGCCCTGTGGTGAAGGTGGTGATTACTTGACAGAGGTTGTTATCTTCAGTATGCAGCGTAATGGTTCGCCCCGATGTCGTTACGAAAATGCGTACTGCGAGCCTATCGGTTGCAAGCAAAACCGTGCTTGGTACTGCAATTGCACTAACGTATAAATCGACCACCGTGCCGCCTGTAATCGCTTCGGGGTTTGTAGCACCTGAGGATATGAGCGTAAAGGTTGCGCCATCGTACTTGTACAATTCAATGTAGAAGCTCGGATTGCCACCACCACTTGAAGCATTGAAGTATGTTTCAAAGTTCCAATTCCCTGAAGGGATTGCCAAAAGATTCGGATCGCCTGCATCGGTTAGGAATTGCGCAATGTAGCCATTACCCTGCGCATTAGTTCGTGTGAAGTTCGTACCACCACCAAGCACAGGCACGCGGCTCATTTCAAAGTATTGGTTGCCGCCTATTGTACCCTGACTGATTGAGCCGTTCAGGTAGTAATTAACCGATGCACCACCACCGCCTCCAAGCGGAAAGTTAGCAAGGCTGCCATCGCCACGCACGTATTGGCTCACTACTCCGTTGGCTGTGATGTCCACGCTCGGAGTAGTGGTATTGTTCGGCACGTTAACGCTGAACGCAGGGTTAGTCGGGTTAGGAACGGTTGCCGCTACTGATGTAACCGTTCCATTTGTCAAAGTTGGAAACAAGGTAGGCGTTCCCGTTCCATCGAGATAGTCAGCATTCGTGCCAGTTGGCACATCGAACTTGTTAAAAAAGGAAGTGAAGTCTGCTGATGTAAGATAGCCGTCATCAAATAAATTGGCAGGCTGAATTGATATATCAGGAGTTGCACCACCGCTTGAAAAGATCGGAGATGTTGCGGTTACATCCTCAACAATAGTAGCAGGCAAAACTGGAATCGTTGGCTTGTTTAATATCTCTGCCACTCCACTCGAAGCATTCCAATCAGAATTTACTTGGGCAGCAGGGATGGTTGGCTTGTTTAATATCTGATTGTTGCCACTTGTAGCGTTCCAATCTGATGGTCTTTCAACCGCCTGAAAGCCTGCACCAAGATTAACCCAATAGATTGCATTCGTTGGCAGGATAGAATCGTTGTTTGCGATGCAGCGGTAAACATTGCCAAGATACCACACTACATTCCCGATAGTATAAGGATTGCCCGTTAAGGTTAGATGGTCAGTAGAGAAAGGCAATGCCACCAAGATACCACCGCCACCACCGCCTCCGATAGCGATCAATGGATCTGCTTCTGTACCATTTCCAATAATGGTAATGCCATCCACTGCAACCTCAGTCAAGCAAGGTGTACAAGGAATCAGATCAGGCAATGGAATATCGCCACTGCCACAAGTATCGTAGCAGCCATCCTCAGAAGGTGAAACTACATTCACATCAACGTCAATGGTTACACAAGCGAACTCATAATTGGCAGTTAATGACTTCACCTCGTTGGCATATCCATTAGGTATAACCTCGTAAGATACCACCCCGATCGAAGTCTTGAATAGTGGATCAGTACCCGATACCAACCTCAGCACTCTTGAAGCCAACCAATCCTGAGCATCGGCAGCATCGCAAGGCAAGTGAGATTTACGAGCAACAGCATAAGCCGATAGTGTGAACTTCGTTTCATACAATGCCTTGCAGCCTGATAGCTTGATTGAATCAACTTTCTGCACTGTGATCTTGCCACGCTTCGCCCAGAAGATTGTCGCTTGATGAGCATCGAAGTTAGTAACTGGCACAGCCTGACCGTTGCCGATATAGTGTACCCAAGCCTTATCATTGCCATCGGCAGAAAGTTCGGATAGACCGTAGATCTGATCGAAGATATTGCCTGCACCAATGCGCTGATTAAGCCTTTCAATAATTTGGGAAAGTAGATTCATTGTTTGTTCATTGCATTAATGATTTGTTCTGCTATCAATAGCGCATGCTCCTCTAACATCTGCTCCTGCTCAAATGCAGTAGGCTGAAAGATTATTCCGTATTTTAATTCAAGCCCATCGACCTTTCCTGATTCTGATGCAGGCAAAGCGATGGCAGCCTCCAAGCCCTCAGTGATTACTTCCTCAGACAAGAACCCACCTTTCAATCTTCCCGTTAACTCTAAAGGTAACTTTGCCGATGTTTCAGATTTGATCTGAGCATAGCCATTAGGAAAGTAAAGCGATTCAATAGGATTTCCCGTTTTGCCTACCTTGAATTTCGATGGTGCGTTTCTGAGCGATCTTGGAGAAACGTATATCGGAGTTGTGCTGTAAGGTTTAGTCGGTAGCTTCTGCCCTTCGCTATTCGTGCCACCCGATGATCCAGTGCCAAAGATGCGCTTGAACATTAACCGCTTCATCTCTCGAACGGGCAAGTACAAAGGTGTGAACTTAGAGATCCACCCCTCCAATAAAACATTAAGGCTCTGTTGTACTTGATCGGGAGTTGATGCCATTACGGTAGTGCTGTTACATACTTCATATTCCTGCGACAATCCCAACAGTGTGAATCGTCAGGCATCCTCATATTCTGAAGCATCGCTCCTAACTCTTCATTGTATCTTGTCGCTGCTATATCACGAGCAGCCACAATCCCCTCAACTGCATCGGCAGTGGCAAAAGGTTTCTGCCCTCTGTTAACTGTTACGGTAGTGTTTACTCTTTGGTTAGGTGATGCAGTTAGAGCATAGTTGTAAATCTCGACTGCCGTTGCATAAGCCAAAGGCAAAGCCATCAGCCCACCGATTGAACAGAGCCATCCTTGTCGATCACAGTTAACATTGTAGTTGATGCTCATCCCTGCGGTGTACTTGCTTGTAATGGATGATAGCACATCAGTTCCGTTGGTAGTCAAGTCGATGCCGATTGCATCCACAAACGGGCAGATGTGCGCCTCTCTAACTCCACCACCACAATCGAAGCAATGACCTTTTTTAGTTACCATCTTCGCTGAATCAAATGTCGATTCGTAAACGATGGCGATGTCAAGTTTCCGCCTTGCACTGGCGAATGTCTTACCAAGAAACTGATCAAGCCCTCCCGTTGCATAGGTAAAAGTTTCAATCAACTTCAGTGTTGACATATCGAAGATCAGGATCGGCACGTTCACATTCGCAGCATCCACCGCCAAGTTAATATCGGCTAAGTAGAAGTTAAGGAATGACAATGACTGCGGATCGATCTTTAATCGGATGCCCGTATATCGCCCTGCTCCTGCTGCGGTTTGCACATTGGAATAGTTACTCACCAACTGACCAACTCTTTTGCCCTCAATGACGGTGTCTGCTTTCATTACGGGAGCAAGTCGAGTCAATACATCAGAAGATAATTTGCGCCACGCAAACGCTCTCTTAGCTGTGAACAACTCGCTGCCTTGCAGATATTGATCGGTAATTAATTGACCTAAGAATGTGGTGTTGATTCCAAGATCATCGATATAAAGCCCCGTTGATGGTTCAACCTGATTGCAATCTCTTAATCCAAGTAACGATTCAATGCACATCTGATGGTTATTTTTTTACAAAGATAAAAAAAGGGAGGCATAAAGCCCCC